TGATTTTCCAACGGATTTAGCTCCGATAAAAGATATCAGCCTTCCGACCGGCAGCCCGCCACCGAGGGCAATATCGAGCTGGGGGATCCCTGTCGGTATCCACATCTCAACATCTTTCAGAATTTTCAGCTCACCTTTCAGGACATTTTTGACATCTGATACAAGGGTATCCAAAAAGATGTCGTCCGGTGTCGGCGCTGCTGGTGTCACTGGCTTTGTTGCTGGGGTTCGTCCCATGTTCACGTTCCTTTCTGTTGAAGCTGTTTGAAGGGCCGGCACCATGTTTCAAAATCTTCGTAAATGCTGGCGATCTCGTAAGACAGAGCGATTGCTCTCATTTGACCCCATTCCGGGGGACGGCGATTGATCCTGGCAGCAGAAACATCGGCCAGGGGGTTATATAGGTTGATTAGCGACTTGCTGAGACAGTATTCAGGCCACTGGGCCACCACCTTTTTTGCGGCCTGTGAAAGGGCAATGCCGGGGTTTTGGAGGGTGTCTATGCTTTTATACTCGGTCAGCAGGGCCAAAGCCCTTTTGTGGCCGATACCGGCGACGCCCGGAACATCATCGCTTGTGTCCCCCAGCAGAGCTTTATAATCGAGGTACTGCTCTGGGGTCAGGCCGTCATGGACTGCACTGAAATTTTTGTGAGTCACATGCCGATGTTTTTCGGTGGTCCGTGGGGAAAACACACTGATGTTTTTCGTCACGAGTTGATGGAAGTCGGTATCGGATGAGATAATAACGGCTTCGTGGTTGATCTGGTCTGCTTTTTGAGCCATAAGCGCGATCAGGTCGTCAGCTTCGACCCCAGGCCCGCTGACTGACCCCAGGCCTAAGGTAAGTACAGCCTCTTTGATGACCGGAAGCTGATCGAACAGCTCCTGGAAATTCATGGCTTGTTCGGGTGTTTTCAACTCCATCGCCCGGCTCTCTTTATAGGTGGGCAACGACTCCAGCCGCTTCTTCGATTTGCCTCCGTCCCAGACGACAAAGATCTTCCCAGGGTCGAAAGTGTCCACATACGACCGAAGGCATTTTAAAAACCCCGTGATCGCCCGTGTCGGAACTCCGGCTCGGGTTGATAATGGGGCTCCGGCAAAATTCGACGCAACTGCCAAATTATTGCCGTCAACCAACAAAATTTTCATAAGCGCTTTCCTTTTTAAAAGGGGGCTTTTGGCCCCCTTTTTTCAGGTGATAGGATTAACGCCCGATCGCGGCTTCCATCTCGGCCATCAGGTCATCGGCGGGGACGGTGGTCTTCACTGACGTTGATCCGGCCGGGGGTGTTTTCAGCTCCGGCAGGGCGGCTCTGGCTTCACAGTCGTCTTGCTCCGGACAATCCAGGCAAGCGGGCTTTGTCTCGGAAAAGGTACCGAAGCAAGCAGGCACTGCTGGAGGGGCTGCGGAAGTACACCCCGATCCCGCCGGCTTCAATTCGATCGCTCGGGCTCCGGGCCGGGGCGGATCGGTATCAACGGGAATCAGGGGGCGGGCAGGGGCGTCAGGCAATTCCGCTGCGCCAGCCGGGTCCCATATTTCAAGCAGTTCCCTGTAAGTGTTGTTGCGGATCAGGTTGTCGAGGTTCGGGAGTTCAACACCTTTGAGGGATGCCGGCAGCGGAGCTGCATCGCGGGCTGTGGTGACGGTGTATTTCGTATTGATACCTTTCCCCACCCGGTCGATGATGACCTCCCGCCCAGTCATCGGGTCGGTGATATCCCCCAGACCGGCGTCCGCATCGATCATAACCGTCCAAATCATCCGAACGACGGATTTAGGGAATTCGGCGACCTGGACGCCGGCTGCAATGTTCTGAGCATCCACCACGTTCACATAGTACCGCGGCGAGGCGCTGATCGATTTCAACCAGACTTTCGCTTCTTCGTCGGGGTGAGATTTCCACTTCCGGTCAATGGCTTCACAGATCGGACAGGGTTTCCCGTGGCAGACCTTCGGGCAGAACACCATCGTTTTTCCATCAATTCCGACGTTCCAATGTTTTCCAACGACCCGGTTGAATTCGTCCGAGCCTTCCCAGGGCGGCATGATGCGAAGAACATTTCGGGGCTTCCATTCATAAAAATTGGCGCTCTGCCGTGAATCTTCTTCTGCCGCTCTGTCCCGTGCCGCCTTTACTTTTTCGAGATTTACACCAGCCATAATTTTGCTCCTTTTTGAAAACTAATTAATTACGTTGATTAATGGGTATGATTCGAGATTAAGCTGCTTTCGTGTGTTCTTTCATGGACATGCCGTTGCACTCGATTTCGAGCCGCTGGGCAGCACCGAGCTGGATCAGCATGTCTTTCCGCTGGGCAAGGGTTTCCTTGGCCCCCTTCGTTATCTTGGAGATTTCAACAGCGGCGATGTAGCTTTCCTGGGCTTCGCAGTATTCGGTGGACAAAAGCACTTCGGTCTGGATGGCTTTCTCGGTGGGTTTTGCTCCATCTGCTGACAGAACTGCCCGGAATTTTTTGGACATTTCGGCTTCTACCAACTCCAGCCGGAATTTTGCTCCGATGAGCCGGGCTTCCGCAACCGCTGCGGCTTTTGCATAAACTGCAAATTTTGTCGCCTGGTTCCGAAATTCCACCGACAATTCGGTAATGTTGATTTTCGCAGCCTTCACAAAATCTGGGGTTTCGTCCCCCCATCGAACGCTGGCGGGAAGAGGCTTTGCAGCAGCCTCGGGGGCCGGGAAGTCGGGCATCTCTCCGGTGGTTTCCACTGCCGGGGTAGGTGTCACGACCGGTAGCGCCGCTTTGACCGGCGATCTGGTAACAGCCACGGTTTCCGCTTCGCACATCTTTGCAGCAATCAGAGCCTCAAGCCCTTCGATGGTGGTGTTTTTTTCGTAGGTTAATCCCAGCGCTTTTGCTTGCTTTCGTACATCTCTCAGTGTAGCCATTTTTAATGCCTTTCAAATATAATTCGTCAGTTTTTGGATCGCGGTTCGAAAAAGCCCTTCTTTTTCTCCGCTGTCATCAAATGCCATCATGCCGGGGGTGATACAAAATACAACCATCGCACGGTATTTCGCGCTCCAGAACGATGTCGCATTCAGCTTCATAATCCCCGATGTCTTTCCCGTAAATGCTGCCGCCGCTGCGTTCCCAAACGCCAATATTACTGAAGGAGAGGTCGCGGCGACTATTTTCGGCAACCATAAATTCGGGCAGGTGCACGTTTCCATGATCTCCGTTGAAAGACGCCCCGTGGGGGGTTGGCACGCGAACATATGCGCTTGGAAAACCTTTCCGGGGGTAAGCCCGGCCACTTCTTTCAGGATCTCCCACATCTTTGTGTACGATCTCCCGGAAAACGGTGTCCCTACGGAACTTTCCGCAGTGTTGGGGAACTGCCCGAGCATTAAGACTTTGCTTCTGGAAGACCATTTCCAGGGCACCGGCGGGGTGGCTTTGGAGGCAAGCGGGCACGCGATGCAGGCTTGCTGCTCCCCTGATACGAGGGTGATAATGTCATCGTCAATCTCCATTTTTGCGGTTATTTCAATCGATGAGGCAGAAAATACGCCGGGTGCAAATTCCGCACGCTGGCTGTGTTTTTCCGCCTCATCATAATCCGGGTACCTGTCCGGGCCGACATCGGGTGTTTTTCCTGCGGCCAATATCGGGTAGTGGTCAACAATCCATTTCGTGTTCGGAAGCAGGGATACAAAGCCTCCTGCGTAGGCGATTGCTTCGACTACGCGCTTGTTAATCGTCCGGCGGTCCGTCCGGGCCAAAAAATCGTCGAACGATGAAAACGGGATTTTGCCCCGCGCTGCGGCGATCTTTTTGGCAGCAGCATCGCCGATGCCTTTCATCGAGGCGAATCCGGCAAAAACCCGATCCCCGAAAATAGTCCAGTTGCTTTCGGAAATGTTGATGTTCGGGCCTTCAATCTTGACCCCGAGGCGCTCGGCCTCGGCAATATAACGTTCGGTTGTTTCGGCCTCGGCGGTCACAGACCGAAGCAGGGCTGCCATAAACTCGACGGGGAAATAATATTTCGCCCATGCGGTTAAAAAGCTGATGAAACTGTAACTCGTCGAATGTGACCGGTTAAAACCATACCGCCCGAATTTCACAATGCCATCGTAAATTTCATTTGCGGTGGTGGGTGATATACCGGCCTTTTCACACCCTTCGGTGAAGGTGACCCGTTTTTCTTCAAGCAGGGTTTCGCCTTTTGACTTGGCAATGATCTTCCTCATCGAATCGGCCTCGGGCCAGGTGAATCCGCCGAGATCGACAAACAGCCGCATAACCTGCTCCTGGAAGAGGGGCAAGCCCAGCGTCTGCTCTGTAATATTCGTCTCTTTCGGGTGGTGGTATTCTACTGCCTCTTTCCCGTGGTATCGGGCGACATACCGATCTACCATTCCGGCGTCCAAGGGGCCGGGGCGGAACAGGGCATTGATCTGAACCACAGTCTCAAATGTTGTAATCGGGGAAAGTTTTTTACAAAGTCCGGTGATTCCAGCGGCTTCAAACTGAAATAGCCCCATAGTGTGTCCTTCTGAATATTGCTTCAGGACAGCTTTATCACCGGGATCGATGGCAAAATAATCAATAATTCTGCCGGTACGCTCTTTGACCATCCGGGCAACATCGTTCAGCACCGAAAGGGTGTTCAGGGCCAGGAAATCAAATTTCAGCAGGCCGAAATGTTCTGCCTCCTGCATGTTCCAGTTGATTACGACGGCGTCTTTCCGTTTTTCCAAAACGCCCCGGTTAGAGAAGCCGTCTTTCGACAGAACGATTCCGCCAGCGTGGGTGCCTTTGGATCTCAACTGCCCGTCCAACCGAACGGCGTGTCTGACTAAATCTGGATAGGCTGCCGCAAACTCGGCCAGCGATCCGTGGGTGAAATTTTCTTCCAGCGATTCATCGTTGTCGATCGCCTTCGAAATTTCGTTTACTTGGGTGATAGGGGTACCGAACACCCGTGCCACATCCCGGAACGCCGATTTTCCATGCAAAAGACCGGTGGTGCTGATCTGGCAAACGTTCTCGGTGCCGTATTGGGTTTTGACGTACTTGATGATTTCATCGCGATCGGTGCCGGAAAAGTCAAAATCAATATCTGGCATGTCGATCCGGTCTTCTCGCAAAAAACGTTCGAAATACAAATCGTACTTGATAGGATCCAAGGCGACGATTCCAAGCAGATAGGCGATCAACGATCCACCGACCGATCCTCGTCCGAAACCGCAGAGAATTCCTTTGCGTTTGGCGTAGTCGATTACGTCCCATCCGAGCAGGAAGTACCGGATCGCTCCGATTTTCGAAACCACCGCCAACTCATGTTTAAGCCGGGTCAGGTAGGCCTTTTCATCCAGACCGTTTCCGGCTATTTTAGCCTTCCACCCGTCCATGCAAAGCTTGGCTAAATGGGCTCTTTCGTTTTCTATCTCGGGGGATGGTAGAGGGGGCAGGGCGTAACCTAACGCCGGCATCTCCAGCCCGCTGCACTTATCTACGATCTCCTGAGTGGACTCAAACGCGGCACACAAAAACTCCAAATCAAAATGCCCCGCTTTGACCCACGGCTTAAATGCCTGGATCATCTCGCTTTGAGTCCGAAGGTACAGGCTGTCCATACCGGATTTTAAAAAACTGAATCGTTCCGGATCGGACAGCTTTGCGTTTGTTTGGATGGATAACAGGACATCGTGGGTATCAGCGTCCTCTGCATTGGGATAATGGGCGTCATTTGCCACGACCGGCTTTATGCCGAGCATTTTTGACATTGCAACCGCCCGCCGATTAGCGGGGAACTGCGCCTCGATCCAATGGGGCTGGATCTCAACATAAAGATCATCGTTGTAAGTGTGTTTCAGCAATGCAACTATTTTTGCGGCTTCGGGGTGAGAAATAATCCCGCCGCAACATGCGGTCGTTATCACGCAATCTTTAAAATCGTAAATCTGATCGACGCTTAAAAGCGGGCGATAATACATCTGCTCGTTTGCCAGCGTCAGTTGTTTAAAGATTGATTTGAGCCCGGTCCAATTCTTCGCAAAAACAATCAAATGGTACCGGACCATCTTCGGGTCGGTCTTTGCGGGGCGGTATGCCGGGTCGTCGGTGACGTAAAATTCACAACCAATAACCGGGACGATCCCCGCTGCTTTGGCGGCTTTGTAAAATTCAAACGCGGCGCTGACTGACCCATGGTCGGTAATTCCCAGCGCCTGGAAACCTTTCCGCTTGGCGGCCTCGACCCAAACTTGAGGGCTGCCGAGGCCGTCGAGCGTGGAATGGTGACAATGGCAATGCAATTGCGTGAATGCCATCTTTTTCCTCCTATATCAAACTGCTACGGGCACGCGAAGTGAATTGATATTGAAATCGGCCCAAGTTTTCGTCCCTTCAATGTATCCTCCGACGGTCTTCCATTTGTCGGAGTAAGAAGAGACTTTCAATATCTTCTGGAAGTATTTACTCTTGATGGCAGTAACTTCCATCAGATCCCCCGACTTGACTGTCAGGGTAACCGGACCTGCTGCTGCAAACCGGAGCTTGCCTTTCTCGTCGGGGGCAAATCCCCAAGCAGAGGTTTTTTCTGCTTTTGCCGCCATGGATTCCAATGTAATTTCCGATTCCGGTTCGGGCCCTGATGTAACTTCGGGAATGGATTCCGGTGTAACTTCGGGATCAGGCTCGGGTTCGGGTTCGAAGGCTACTCCCGCTTCCGGGTCCGCTTCGGGTACTGGTTCGACCGGGGGCTCTTCTTTCTTTTTCCGGGTCCGTTTCTTTTTGGGTTTCGGGTCAGAAGTGGGGGCGGGGCCTTCGGCTTCTTTTATAGCGGCCAAGACAGCCTCTTCG